GAGGGCGGGTAGAAAACAAAACGCCCACAGGGTGTAAACCGTATGGGCGTAATTTGAGTGATTAGCTGAATGTTACTGCTTCGATATATACCGTGTCAAGTGGTTTTCGTGCGAAATAAACATCAGGCCTTCTTCACGTAAACAGTGCGCTTAATCCTGCCCAATTCAACGTGTAGCTTGGCCTGCACTTGCCATAAGTCGAACTTATTCTGCATGTCCAGCCACCGTTTTGGGTCAGTGCCAAGCAGCATTCCCAGACGAAGCGCCATCTCGACTGAGATGCCACTACGGTCGGCGAGTAACGCGTACACAGTCTGGTGGGAAACGCCCAAGTGATGGGCGAAGGCGCTCACGGTCACACCCTTGAAGCTGGGCAACACATCTTCCCGAAGGATGGCTCGGGTAGGCTCGGTGTACGTTTACGCATCATCCGTTAGTCACTTTCCCACCATGGCCTTGATATCCTTGATCAAAAGGAACAGGTGAAATGGATCAGATGGGCTGGGTTCAAATTCCCAATTGAGATACCACTGCTTGGCAGGCTCGTCCTTGGCATGCACAAGCAGTGCACGAATGCCGGCAATGTCCGCCGCTTGTGCGGTGCGCAGCAGCGCATCTTTGAGAAGTGCTTTGCCAAGCCCTGCGCCTTGGTGCTGAAGGTCCACGGCAAGCCGGGCCAAAATCATCACCGGCACGGGGTGTTTTGCAATGCCTTTGGTCACGCGCTGTGCCGCATGGGATGGCTCAACGCTACCCACGGCCAAACTGTAGAAACCAACGACTGCGCCGCCATGGCAACTCACGTAGGTTTGCGCGCTGTTGGATTTTTGGTTGACCAGCGCAAAGCGTTGCAAAAACTGATTCAGTGAACTCTGACCACAATCAAAGGAGTCGACCGCATCCGACCCGGCCAGCTTACGAACTGGCTCGTAAGGCTGCGAACTCAACCAAGCAGCCCCGGCTCAGTCAAAAGCTTCTTGAGCTTGGGTTTGACGCTCACGGGCTGGTCCAATGCAGCTTGAAACGCCAGCCACTTCTCCTCACTCAACTCGAACCGGGTGCGGTCAGCCAAGGTCTGGTTCGCTGCGACGATGCCCGCGTCAAGCAGAAACTCGCTCACATTTTTGTGCGCCACGCGTGCCGCTTCCTGAAGCAATTGCTTTACGGACGTGCTGGCGCGCACATCGATACGCTCAGATTTGGAATGATTGACTGCGGTCATCGGGACCTCTTTTGGAAGTAAGTACTTGATTTTAACGTCCGGACAACGTCCTGACAACCGTTGTTAACGACTGTACCCGTAATAAACCGCCAACACCCCCAAAGCGCCAACCAAGATGCCCTTGGCCTCGTACTGATTGAGAGTTCGGCCATTCCAGCCCTCAAGCGATGACCATTCTTTTACGCTGCAGCCAAGGCCTGCCACGTGCCAGATGGCGCAGCCCCCCGGGCTACGCATGCCGCCCACGGCATCCATAGCCTCATGGACGCGCTTGCGAGCCCATGCCACGCGTTCGGTCATGCTGTCCGTCCAATGGCTGCCTGGTATGCGGTCTAAGGGCGCAGCGCCCACGGGGTGGAGTTGCGCAAAGACGAAGTTACGGTTGAACGCCTCGCCAGCATCATGCATCGCTTGGGTGATCGCACCGTTTTTCAAAAGCAACCCCAGGCTATCGACGCAGCGAAAATGTTCGGTCCGATACCGGGTACCTTCTTCGGCAACCGACTCCCATTGGGCAAGGCGTCCGCCCGCCAACGTAACCACGCTCCCATGGGTCAGTCTCACGGGTTTTTCTTCTTTTTTACCCATGCTTAGCTCCCCCCTGATCCAAGGCCCAGTGCAGCAGCGCAAGTGCATCGGCTTCGTTATCGTCAACGGGTGAGTGACCACGCGCACGCATGGCCGCGATCATGTCCTCCTTACCGGCATTACCCTTGCCTGTAGCGTGCTTCTTGATGGTTCCCACGGGCACGCCTTGGTAAGGCAGCTGATAGTGCTCACACCAGCTCGTAAGCGTGGCTAGAAAGCCGCCGTAAGCATGCGCGGCATCCACACCAAGGTGGCGGCGCACTTCTTCGAAGTAAATGGTATCAACGCCCTTAGAGGCGCCTTTTGAAGAGTCCGTTGGGCACACGGCCGTCCGCAACTCCTCGAGCCAGCGGCCAAACCGAAGGTAGCGCATGCCGCCGCCCTCAAAGCGCTGGGGTTTAAAGGTCACAAAGCCGTGACTCACGCACCCCTTGGGCAGACTTAGCGCCCAGCCCGTGGTGGTGCCTAAATCGAGTGCCAGGATAGTGTCGGGCCGTGTCGTCGTGTGTTGATTGCGCATCAGAAGAATCCTCCTAGGGTGCGAACAAGTCCTTACGCGCTTGTTCAAGCGACCTGGAGGAGCGCGGGCACGGCCGAGTCAAGGCAAGTGCGGCTCCCTCACGTCTGATTTCATCGAACGGTGTGGGGCAGTCAAAGTGGCTAGCAGGGTGAGGGGCAGAGCTCACTTCAATCTTTCATCTTTCAAGCCCTAGAGCCTGGGCTCTAGTAGCTATATATATTTCAATATTTATTTATATCAATCTAGTTCTCCTTCTCTGTGTCTCTGTCTTGGGGCTTCGCGCGCGCGAGTCTCTAGGGCCCACAGATGTATATCTGTGTATATCTAGTGGGGCCATTGAAAGATGAAATTACTGAAGCAAAGCGCATCCGCGCACTGAGTCCTGCCCTACAGAACTTTGATCCACTGAGCAGGGCGTCCTTTGCTTTGAAGGGTAATCGTATCGATCAACCCGGCCTCGGCCAATGTCCGCAGAACGCCATCGCGCTGCCGATGGTCCATGAATTGCGTGCGCCTGGTGAAGTCGCTCTTTGACATACCGGCCATGCCCGCATCTCGCAAAATTTGCATAGCCCGCTTGTGATGGGATTCCACCTGGTTTTCTGAGACCCGGGCTGAGGCCTCTCGGATGGTGAGCTCGGCACAGTGGCGCGAGAGCATGATCCCCCAGTGCGCATCATGATCCTCAATCTGTGGGTCTTCGGGGTCTCGCGATACGGCGCGGATGAGTGCCAGCTTGGTGGCGTTTTCTTCGATGCGAGCGAGGATGGAGGAGTAACCCGTGCCCCGCGATGTCCGAAGGCGCTCCACCAGCGCTTGGTCAAGCTCGCGAAAGGTTTCCCGCGCCTTCGCCGTCGTTGGCACCACGCGAGGTTCAACCTGCACCTCATCAATGGCACCGACATCGGCGAGATTGCCATGAAGTCGGCCGCCGCCTTGGTGGATCAACATCAGACGTTCGATCAGATCCTGGGGCGGCTCAATGACACCAAACGACGCGTTGCTATCAGGAAAGTCTTCCTCGCTCTCCAAAATGAGAAACCGAGCCAGCGAGCCGTCTGCAACGTTCGAGGCCTGCAGCGCCTGCCAAAAGTGCAAAGGGGTGGTTGTTCCATAGATACAAGCGCAGGGCTGATGAATCGCTCGGTGTGCGTTGTTGTGCTGCGTGGAGGCGTATTCCACGCCAAAGTAGGTCGTTCCAGCCGTTGTGTAGAGCTCGGTCATCAGGTCAAGAATCTCGCAGACGTAGCGCGGAGAGCGCTTGCGGTCGGCCGCTGCCGACAGGAACATCCCGAACTCGTCAAGTTGAAAGAGGGTGGCCGGTTGTCGTTGGATGGCCATCAGCAGCCCCGAGCCTGAGGCAATTTTGTTGCCACCCAGGTACTGCAATAAATGGGCCTTTCGAAAGAGCTCGTTAATCACCACGCGACTGTGGTTTTTTCCAGCACCACTTTCAGCGATGCCGACCACATAGAGGTTGGAGCGTATGTTGCTCTCGGTGCGGTACTTGCGCCCCATGAGTGCTCCAACGGCGCACAGGCTTGCGCCCAACGCGAGTACGGGCTGAGGACGCTTAGCGCTTGCTCCCATCAAGGCCATCATGTCCGCGATCACACCGCCCACCTGGTCCCAGCCAAGTGGCATCGGCTTAGGACGTGGCAAGGCGATCTCCGGCGCCTCAACGCTAATCGGTTGACCAGTTTGCAGTGACTTTAAGAACTCACGGGCCGGGTGGTGCCCGTTCATGATGATCTCGCCGTTTAACTGCAAGTTCGGTTCAGGTTGCCAGCCGTTATCAAGCGCAAGTTTATAGATCGTTCCGGCACCGATCCGCTCAGGCGCAAAGCTGCGCCAGCTCCTCGCTGTGGTCTTTGGGTCATTCTTTGCAGCGTGCTGTGACCAGGCCTCAAACAAGGGCCAACCCGCATCGCCGAGCGCGCCCTTGGTAGCCATCCCAATGCGGACCCAACTGTCGTAATCCAACTCATCATTGAGGATGTGCTTAAGAGCATCCTGGACCGCTTCATAGGTTCCGCGTTGCTCGGGCAGCTCGGCGCAGGGCTGCGGTGCGCGCAAGCCGACCCCAAGCGTCTTCGGTCTCAGTTCGACTGGTATTAGCCGGTAGGCTTCCTTGGCAAACTCACGCGCCTGCGCCTCAGTGATGCACGGTAAATCCTCAGGGCTCAACTCAGCCAGGGTACAAACCGGCCACTCGTAGGGCTTATCGTGCAGCGTCTCGGTGTCAGAGAACATGTCGTGATCGTTGCTCCAAAGCGGGGTGATGCAATCACTCATGTCGCTCGCGTCTTCATCCCGATAAAACTCGGGGTCATTTGCGGCCTCCTGAACGTCTAGAACCGTCATTCGGATACGTTGCTTCATGAGTGCGTCAAGTAGCTCAAGCGCTCGGTGCTCGGAGACCATGCCGGTAAATGTATTGACGCTGCTCTTAGCCGGATCGTAGTAGCGGTAACGCTCAAGAAGCGATAACAGTATCTCTTGCTCAAGATCTTCACGCTCAGCGCTTGAAAGCCCGTGCTTTGCGGCTAATCGAAAGGTGCGCGTCGCTGCTGCTTGGAATGCCGAGTTAAGGTACTTCTGATCAACCGGTTGTATGTCCATGATTATTTAGTCTTTCGTCAATGGTTAACGATAAAGTTCAAGAAAAGGCACCCGCAGGTGCCTCGTAAAGCAGCCTCCAATTTCAGTGGCGCTTGCCATCATCTGCCAAGATGCCGTAGCGCATCATCCTCACTTCGATAAAGGCTGGATTCACGCCAAACTGCAGCGCAAGCGATCGTGTGATGGCATAACAGTCCATCTCATAGGTGACTGGCGACCACAAAATTTTCTTGTTGCCATCTAAGGTTTCAGCAAGGAGAGTCTCCTCACCGTAACTGATGTTCAGCGCATGGCTCGGGGCTTCCTCGACGATCGCTTCCCACAGCGTTTCGCGAGGCACTAGGAGCGAGCCCATGAATTCGTTAGCTCTAAATTCGGCAAATCGTATGTGATCGGGCAAACGTTGAGTGGATTTAAGCGCCTCGGATGTTTCCGTTACCGAACGAAACGCTCGAAAAGTCTGCGCCTCTGTGGCTCCCACCAGGGGTTGATTTTGCTGCTGCGCAACTAACGATGGCCCATCGAAAATCGCATGCCCTAATTCGTGTGCAAAGGTTGAGAGCTGTAGCTCTGCACTCATATCGGGGCCAAGGGGCGACACACAAACGGACACGGCATCGAGAGCACTTTCCGGTGTGAACTCAAACAGTCCCAGGATGGGCTGACGACGCTCATCGTGCAGTTGGTGGTCGAGGTCGGGCCAAACGTCAAACGCTACCCCGTTAATGTCCAACCGCTCAATCGCAGCTAAATCGTGAATCGTGAGTGCACGACGATCCGATACACCGAGCTGCCTTCGCACGTCCAATGCCACTTGCTCAATGTCGGCATTGTTCAGGAAGTGGGGCTGGCATTGATGGTTGTGCCGGTAGTGAAGTTTGAGGTTTGACATGGACGCCTGCTAGGGATTTTTGTGAAGTCTTCGGTACAGCCGGACAGCCTCTGCGACGTCTTGCTGCATGTCGGGTGGAAATCGATTAGCCTCAATGAATAACTGGTCCTCGGTTACGCCAAGAATTTGGGCAGCCTCTTTGATGAGATCGTCCTTGGGTGGGTGTTCGCGGCCGGTTTCGATGCGTGACCAATAGGCAGGGCTGATCTTCAATCGCTTGGCAAAGTCGGTCAGCGTGATGCCGGCCTCCTCGCGTTTACTGCGCACATAATTCCCAAAGGGATTCATGGTGGTCTTTCACTAAGTTTTAGTCATTGCATTATAACGTAATGACAAAATACTGCAAGCTGATAGCACTTGAAAAGACACATGCCAGAGTGCCGAGCCTTGAGAAAGATTTAAGGCCGCAGCGGTATAAATCTTTATGAAGACACCTCCATTGAATCCTATAAAGCCCGACCCAGCAGAGCGATCAGCGACCTCGAGGGTCGGTGTCATTTTGGCGATGGCAGTCATTCGATTGCGAGAGCGCCAGATATCACTTGATAAGCTGACCGAACAGAGCGTTAGTGAGGGTTGTCCTGACTACCAAGGAGAACCCCAGTGACCGAAAACGTTGTGGGCCGCGTAGCTGCCCTAAAGACGGCAAACGCCGCAGCGCTCAAGCAGATGTGGCGCGACCTGTTCCAGCAAGAGCCGCCGCCGTTCAATAGGCGTTTCCTTGAGACGCGACTTGCCTACCGCATCCAAGAATTAGCCTATGGAGGCGTTAAACGCGACACCGCAAAACGACTTCAGCTGCTTGGCGATCAAATCGACGGTGGCAAGAAGCAGACGCGACGCCAGCGCATTGAGCATCGACCCATGGCGGGAACGCGCCTCATCAAGCAATGGCAAGGCAATACGTATGAAGTCCTCGTTGGTGTTGACCGCTTCGACTACGATGGGCGACGCTACCGGTCCTTGTCGGCGATAGCTCGGGCAATCACGGGCACCAATCGCAATGGTTGGACCTTTTTCGGTTTGGCGTCGGGCAGGGTAGCGCCATGAGTCTTCCCAAACGATTGATCTGCGCCATCTACACGCGCAAGTCCACCGAAGAAGGACTTGATCAAAACTTCAACTCGTTAGATGCCCAGCGTGACGCTTGCGAGAGCTTCATTGCGAGCCAAAAATCCGAGGGTTGGAGACTGTGCCGTGAGCGCTACGACGATGGCGGCTTTTCCGGGGGCCATATGCAGCGACCTGGCCTTAACAAATTGCTCGATGACGTTCGTGCGGGGCTTGTCGACATCATTGTGGTCTACAAGATCGATCGACTGTCACGGTCGCTTTCAGACTTCGCGAAGTTGGTTGAAATCTTTGATGAGCACAAGGTCACCTTTGTGTCGGTGACGCAAGCGTTTAACACCACCACTTCGATGGGGCGCTTGACGCTCAACATTTTGCTGTCATTTGCTCAATTTGAGCGAGAACTTTCAGGCGAGCGCGTGCGCGATAAGATCGCCGCGTCGCGCCAGCGCGGTATCTGGATGGGGGGTATGCCGCCGCTGGGCTATGACGTTCGCAACCGAAAACTCGTACCGAACCCAGAGGAGGCAAAACTGGTGCGCGAGGTATTCACGCGATTTGCCGCCATGCCATCGATGGCCGCGCTTGTAAGGGACCTTCGCGCACGAGGCGTGACGTCGAAGTCTTGGACGACCCTCAAGGGGATTGAGCGCAAGGGCAAACTCATAACAAAGGGTTACGTCTACACGTTATTTAAGAACCCAGTCTTTATTGGCATGGTCGCTTTTAAAGGACAGCTCTACGCTGGCGAGCACCAAGCGATCATCGAGCAAGAAACCTGGGACACCGTGCAAGCCTTGATCAAGGCGGGAGACCGCCACGTGAAGGCCGGTTCTGCCCATCGGGAAACAAAAGCGCCTTCCATCCTTCGCGGGTTGATCTTCTCGCCGGAGGGCAGGGCCTTTACGCCTGGCTGGACAAAAAAGGGCGAAAAGCACTATCGCTACTACATCAATACGGACGCTATCAAAATCGGTAAAGAAGCCTGTGAGCTGCAACGAATTCCTGCAGCCGAAATTGAAGGCGTTGTGGTCGACAAGCTAAGGGGCGTATTGCGTGCGCCAGAAATCGTGGCAGAGGTGGTGAGAGAGGTTGCAGCGTCACGGCCAGCGATGAGCGAAGCCGATGCGATTGGCTACATGCAGGCTATCGATCAGGTGTGGGATCAACTCTTTGCTGCCGAGCAAGCATGCATCGCCCAAGCGTTGATCGAGCGCATTACCGTTCGGCCCGACTGCATAAGCATCGCTTGGAAATCACAGGGTATGTCAACACTCTTGCGGGAATCACTTAACCAATCGGCAGTGAACCAATTGGCAGTGAAGGGGGCAGCATGACGCAAGACGAGCAATCACGTGTTGTCACCCACATCGCCATGAAGTTTCGCCCCCGAGCGGGAAGGACGGTCATCATCCTGCCTGACGGATCGCGAGGGGTAGGGCGGCGCGAGATGATCGTGGACAACACGATGGTGAAAGTCATTGCCCGAGGGTTTCGATGGCAGCGGTTACTCCTCGATGGGACCTACAACACGATTGAGGAGCTCTCTTCAGTCGAAAAAATCAACCCTTCATACGTGAGCCGCATCTTGCGGCTTGCATACCTATCTCCCATTGTTGTGCAAGCGATCATGGATGGGACGCACCCGACCTGGCTAACGATGCGGGATCTGATGGAGCCCTTTCCTATGGACTGGCGGGAACAAGAAGAGAAGTTTCTTTTGCGATCTAAAGATTGTTGACGTTCAACCACTTACGTGCGGCGGGTCGTTGTCAACCAAGGCGACCAAGCACGCTCTGGAGCGCTCTAGAAGCTAGCGCAAGGTTACATCTTGCTTTAACATGAAACGTCAAGATAAATCATGATGAGTATGCCATGACC